TTTTTTGACTGCGCAGACAGCGCTCATTGGGTCAACGTTGAAGTCGACGCCGAGCAGCAGTGGAAGAACGGGGAGATCTTGGACGTTTTTGTCGATGTTCTCGTCGCTGAAACTGATGGCGACGAGGCCCGATAGGTTCTCGAAGCTTGCTTCAAATTCCTGGCGGAAGGTGCGGGGGTCGAGTTGGGCGCGGGCCGCTTCGATTTCTTCTGGGGGGACGTTGTCGCCGTCGATTGTTGTGAATTGCCAGCGGCTCCAGTCGGAATCGCCGCTGTCTGCGTATTGCCAGAGTTCGTAGAACCAGCTGGCAGTGCCATCAGGGGTGGAAATGAAGAGTGCCCAGCCTTGTTTGTCGGCCAAAGCGGGGCGGATGACCTCGAACCAGACTTCACTGTCCATGAAGGCGGCTTCGTCGAGTACCACGCCAGCCAAACTGCGGCCGCGAAGAGCCATGGCGTTCTCAGTGCCCTTTAATTCGATGGTGGAGCCATTAACTAGCTCGATCTTGAGATCGGTCTCGTTTTTGCTCTTGATCCAAGCTTTCGGAACTAGCTTTTTTAGGACTTTCCATGCAATGTCCTTCGCCATTCGGTATGTAGGGGCCGCGTAAAAGAAGGTTTCGCCCGGCCTTTCGATCGCCCCACGTAATAATTCGATGCATGAGAGGTAACTTTTGCCGAATCGTCGGCCTGCTACCAATACTCTGAAGCGTTTGCGGCTACCGAAGACCTGACCCTGGGCGTAACGGAGGGTGAGTGCTCCAGCAGATTCGGGCATTTTTATATGGGAGGGTACCTTCTAGGTTATTACAGGAATTGACCCCCTGCCCCCGGTGTGTAACAGAGGAAGGAATTGAGGATATGTCAGTAGGTTCCCTGAGTGCCGTACGGCGAGGCAGGGCGCCGAACCCTACCCCCTGGTACGCCTGTACTGTGTTACAGTGTGTGACAATACTGCCCGTGATGCTGTACTACTGTGCTATAGTACAGACACGAGGGGAGAGGATCCCTCGCTAAATAGAACCTCCGCGGAACCGGGCACACGACGCGTCACCACGAGCCCAACACGCCCTAGGTAAGGCTGCATCGCCGGTTGGCCCGGCACACAAAGGCCCGCCAGTGTAGGCGGGCTTTTTAGTGTGCGTCATGATTGGCCGCTAGCGGCCAGACGGCGCCTCACGGTCGTGCGGGACACGCCTAGGCGCTCCGCTATGGCACGCTGCGTCAGGCCTTGCGCGCGTAGGCTGTGCACGTCCTCGAATAGTACAACAGTCTCAGTCGCGGCGATCACTGCGGCTAGTGGTTCGGTTGTACTGGTGGGGCGGGTCGGCCAGTGCTGTGCCAGCCAGTCGTTGGCGCTGTGCACTAGGCGGCCTAGGCGGTAACCGAGCCAGTAGGTGTGAACTACTAGCGTGACGACGAAGGCGATGGCTGGGGCGATAGTGCGGGCGTACTGCTCCAGCTGAGCGGAGACTTGGGCAGTGGTGGGGTAGTTCATTTGTTCCCTTGGTGTGGGTAGTGGATGCGGCGCGTTCACTGCTGCGCTCACACCTGTAGTGTAGCACAGTGGGAGCGCCGGTGGGGCTGATACTGTGATATTCTGTAACATTACAAGATGTTTCAGCGCGTCGGGAGCGGAATGCGCCCGACGGGTAGTGCGGCGAACAAATGACCGTGATAGATACAGCGCAGCCGGCGAGCATAGTCGTGAGCATCGGTTGCACAACCGATTTCGTCTTGGCAAACGTAAGGCGCGTTCCAGCCCTCGCCATCCTCAGATGGCGCATAACACCAGACAACGTAGGAGCTGGTGAGAGGCAGTGTTGTTTGTGTGATCATGGGATGGTTTCCCTGAGGACTCCCTTACTGTAGCACTCTGGAAGCGCTTGTGCGGCTGATACTGTCATGCTCTGTAACATTACAGTGTGTGACAGCAGATCAGCGTCCGAGCACTAGCAGGCGACACTCCGTCTGGCCGCGGCCGGTAGCCTCGCAGCGTTCCAGCTGGCGGGTATTGTCCAGCCCGAGAGCGATGATTCCAGCAACGGTCAACACCATGGCTGCGGTGTAGCCCAAGTCAGTCAGGGAAGGAGTGCGGTTGATCACAGGAAGCGTGGTGTGCTTACTCCCGTATTGTTGCACACAAGAGGTCAGCGGTCAAGCCTGGCGCTTGTCTTCAACGGTGATGTTCAGTGTGGGCGCGGCAGCTGCTTGCGCCTCTGGCGCTACCTCCCCAACCACAGCCCCAAGATCGCGCATAAGGAGTTGAGCGCTGCCGATCTGACCTTTACGGATGGCCGCATCAATTGCGCGCATGCGCATAGCTTGAAGACGTGAAACTATGCTTTCCCTATCTTTCTGCCAATCCTGTTCATTCCACTGCTTCACGGCATCCCAATCACGCCAAGCTGTAATTTCGCCGATGCCTTCACGATCAGCGTGGTCTAGCACTAGTTGACGGGTTGGAAGTCCTGTTAACTGCCTGCGATAAAGCCGCTTTCGGCGCTCTTCAATCACAGCGTCAGGATTACGCTTCCCGTAGGGTCGTTGCTTCTTTACACCTTCCGGAGAATCTTCCGGCGCTTCATTGATAGCTTCCGGTTGATCCGTCACAGTTACAATCCCCAGCCGTTTGGTTCAATCTTAGGCTGTAACCTTGCGTGCGAGCGGAGCGAGCACAGCAAAAAACCCAGCACTGTGGCCGGGCCGTTGATCGGTAGGAGAACCAGTCAGCAAAAGGTCAAGACATACCCTTTATCGCTGCTGGCCTTGGCAACTAAGGCATAAGCCGGCGCACCGTTAAGACTGCTCAGCTGCTGCATCCACTCCACGGCAGCGGCCACGTGATTCTCAGGACCACTGAGCGCATGACGGTACGCGTATGTCTTGCTGCCCTTACGGCTGCCTACGAACGACACGCTGATGCGGCTGCCCTTGGTGTTGGTGGGGCCGTGGTAGCGAGTCTCAACACACCAACAGTAACCGGTGGTTGCGCTCAGCTCGCGGATATCCAGCAGCGAGAGGGTCTGATCAGCTGGGAAGCTCCAGCCGTTACGGGATGCGGAAGACAGGATCATGATTTGAGCCTCAGGGTTAGGTTTACTCGGGTCTTACTGTAGCAGATCAATAGCCTGTAGCCCTAGCGGCTGCGCCAGCAGATCAGCAAAAGGGCTGCGGGCAGCAAAGCTGTGCACGTCCGCCACCAAGTCGGCTGCAATATCGCAGTGGGTGTCGGTGGGGCCGTAGTGCTTCAGGTTGTGGGAGGCAAGCTCAACATGCTGACTCCACTTACGGACGCGGGCCGGTTTGTATCCGTACCAGCTCAGCCCGGTGAGCGTGTCACGAGCCTGATCGAGTTGGCGCTGCAATTTTTTGGTCATGGGGGAGCCTTAGGGTTGGGTCTCGTGAAATACAATACAGCAGAATCGGCAAAGGGTCAATACCGCCAGCCGAGTAAGCGGCAAACCCGCAGCCAGCTGGCGTCAGTGATCCAATCCGGCCGATGCACGGAAGCGGTGACGCCCAAGGCATCCTCACCGGCAAGGTTGCGCCAGAACGGCGACAACCAAAAATCTGAGCTAGGGTAAACCGTGATCCAGCGCGGCAGCCTGTCGCCGTCTCCTTCCGCGTAGCAACCTGCCAGCTTGTCTGTAAGGTCGCGCAGGTCCCACACAGAGTCTGAGTACTCGTCTGCAGGGCTGCCGTTCCAAGTAAGCCAGCCGCGATCAGCGCAGTCTCCTTGCTCGGCAGACTCTGCCGTCACGGTTTCGTAGGTAACGCGGAAGGTGCCGCGCGGTTCCGTCGTTCTGAGGATTGTCATGGCGTGGTGTGCCTTGGTGTGCTCCGGAATCCTATCGACGCCCCAGCCGCTTACCCTTGCTTTTGTTACACTCTGCAATGTGGCTAGCAGGGGTTGGCGGTTCTGGTATTGTTAGAGGGTATCCCCAACCTACAGGGAACCATGCAACGACTCGGACCGCTCCAGCGGCAGATGCTGGACTTTTGCCGGAAGTACCCCGGCCACCACACCATCAGTCCCGATCGTGACACGGTGCGAGTAGCTCGCTCGCTCCAGCGTCGCGGACTGCTGCACGTCACCGATTGCGGCATGTCGACCTCTTCAGGCCAGTCCGTTCTGATGGTGTGCCTGCCATGACTGGGGGAGAATGGACGACAAAAGGGCGCCAGAGAGAAACCCGAGAGGCGGAGCGGGAGCAGCTGCGCCTAGAGAAGCGCCACCTACGCGACCTCCGCTGGGCAATCGAGCGATCCACTATCGAAGCGAGCGATTGGGCGGATTTGCTAGCGCTCCAGCAAGCGCACGGCAAGGAAGGTCCGCTCCAGCTGTTTAGGGAACTTGTGCCCTACTGGCGGGATTGTCAGCGGTTGAACGGCGGAGCTGACATCCCCGCTGAACTTTTTCCACAAGCTACGGGACTTTTTCCGCGCACACCGGAACCAATGCCAGCTGCTCCAGCTAATCGGGTGAAGCCCGGTAAAGGTGCACCGCGCAAGCGGCGCTCGGATGCTGGCAAGGCCCAACCCAGTCGGAAGCGCTCCAGCTAATGCGAAAGGCGGAAGGGCTGGGAACGAACCAGCGCAATCTCCTGGCCCACATTCAGTCGGTGGGGGTGCCAAGCATCCTCCCGACTGATCGCCGTACGCTCCAGACCGCTAGGGGTCTTGCGGCGCGTGGGTTGATCGTGCTCCAGCCAATAGACATGCTGGCCTTGGATGGGAGTGAGGTTTTTGTGGTCTCCCTTCCGAGTGAGACGCTTGAGACTCACATTGAGATTCTCTAGACCACGGGCTGCCACTTGCCGTCGGGTGCCAGCTCACAGCGTTGGTTCCAGTCACCACAGAAGTCTGTGTCTGTAGTGAATGGCCATCCTGAATGGCCTGGTGAATGGCGACGGCAGGTGTCAGACACGTACCAGCGGCATGAATGGCAAGTTATGTCCGTGGGCAGGCTGGTAGTCATGAATGGAAAATTTCAAGCTGATACCTGGTTTTTGTCCGAGCGAAGCGAGGACTGCAGCTGATCAAAATACAGCTCCACCCTGGCCATGAATGACTTTTCAGCGTGCTCCAGTTCATCTCGGGTCATGTAATGAATGTTGGGGGCGCCACACCTACGCGCCAGGACGATGGCTGCTCCAGTTGGTTGGAGGCCGGTGAGGTGCTTCAGCCCTAGGGAGTAGGCGCCGCATTGATCGATGTATGAATGGCCGGGCGGGAGGTGTTCCAGTCCGGCTTCATCCTTTTTGGTCTTGCGGCCCACGCTGGTCTTCCAGTCGGCTAGTACCAGTTCGTTGTTTTTCATGCCGATCAGGGCATCGCAGGTTCCGGCGAAGCCGGCTGGGTGGTGAATGGAAAATTCGGACGCGAAAATTTCGGTGACGTTGTCGGTGATCCAGTCGGACAGGCTGCGGGCGTAGCCAGAAGCGCTCCAGCCAACCCTGGGGACATTGGGGCGGACCCGCTTGAGTGCCCATTGGGTGATGGGGGCTGGGATGCGGGCCAGGCCTTGGTCGTCCCAGCGGATGGAGTTGCGCTTGTTTGCAGTGGAACGTGCCAGCTGCATTGAGGTTTTCAGGAGATATTCGGCTTGTGAATGGGCCATGTTGCCTCTTGTGGCGGCAACATTGCGCTGTTGAGTGGCTTCTGTAGGTCCCAGGCGAGCTTCCCAGCGCTCCAGCCCGGTTTTATCGCTTGTTTCCTTTAGGATGTGTGTAACACTATGGTAAATATTACCGTTTATGTCTCGGTAGACCCGGAAGGGGCCACTGTTGTCTTGTTCCAGTCTCCATTTACGTAGTCCTGCCAGCGTGTCTTGGGTGTTGGAGGCCATTTAGATATTCTTTCCCAATTTGATAATACCACTAAAAAGCCCCGCGCTATGGCGGAGCCTTGAAAATTTCAGCCCCACTGCTCGGCCATAGCGTTGGCAATGCCTTGGTAAGTACGACTGCGCTCTTTCCAGCGATCAGGACTGGGAGGCATACGGTGAACTTTGTTCTCCCTGCCATCTACTAAGTCTGTTGGTACCAGCTTTGGTAAGTTCTTAAGCCATAAACAAGTGGCTTTTGTTTCACCGTGACCAAACTGCCAAGGTTGAATGATCTGATCAGGTTTGCGTATACGACTTGAAATAATTGAAATAGGATTTTCTAGTGCGATGCGCTCCACTGGGGCATTAAGTAACAGCCGCACAAAATCAAGTGCTGCCGCTTGTTCCGTTTGTTTGTCCTTAAACCATCGCGCTCCAGACACAGCCAAGTGCGTACACGGTGGATGACAAATCATCAGATCCCAGTGTTGGTCAAGTAAATCCTCTACCGGACCTTCGTAGTGATTACCGGGGACTTCTGTGGGTAATAAATCGCAGCTCAGGGCGTAGTGTCCCCGAGCTGCGAAAGCATCACGCACTCGTCCGCTGTATTCACAGGCAACGAGCACCTTCATTGTCAGGCGGCCTTGAAGGGGTTGCCTCCAGTGAGCAGGCGCGTGATGTCGAAGCCTTCGGCTTTGGCTTCCAGCCAGGCGGCATCGATGTGCTCTTGGCTGCCCTTTTTGCGGGGGACGGGGCGCACGGTGTACTCAGTCAGCAGGCCCGAGCCCTTTTTGCTGATGGTGAAGTCCCAGTCCAGCAGGTTTTCGTAGTCCTCCATTTGGGAGATCTGGTCGATCTCTTTGAGGATGGACTTTTGGGTGATTTGCAGGACCTGGACTTTGCCGGACTCGTAGTTGTAGACCGGGCAGGCGATGGCGAATTTCACGTCTGCGGTGCCGGGGCCGCCGCGTCCTTCGCGAGGCTCGTAGTCGCCCATTTCGGCAACCACGTCTTCGTAGGTGGGCTCGAAGTCGAAGCGGAAGGGCTTGGAGGAGCCGTTGGCTTGGCCCCAGGACTCGTAGAACTCCAGAGGTTCGTCGGTGAGTAGGGCGAAGCGGACGCTGCCGCCGTCGGGCAGTTTGCTGAGGCTGAGGTAGCCGCCGCCTGTGCCATTAGAGGTGACTGCTGCGGATGCGCTTTTTGAGAGGAATCCCATTGGGGTTGGTGCTTTTTGGGTGGTCGCCCGAGGGCAACGGTTAACACAGTAACACGGTCTTGACCGGCTGGCTACCATGAGAAAACGCCCCACTACCAGAAGGCTGCGGGGCGTGATGAACATTCTCGTGTGAGAGTCTAACATGTCTCAAGGTAAGACGCAGGAGCTGCTGGCTTTTGTGCGCCAGCTGCCTGTCGGGATTGCGTATGCGCCGATTTACGCCAAGGGGCAGGCGATCCAGTCCGGGAAAGTTTCAAAGGGCAAGACGCCACTAGAGCGCAGTCACCACACGGTGATGGCGCCTTCGGATGTGGCGCTCCAGATCGATCGCAAGCCTGAGGTGTTCCAGGCGGTGGGGGCGTTTACGGGTGCTCGGAGTGGGGGACTTGTGATCCTTGACGTGGATCGCAATCTCAGCCGTCTCAAAAAGAAGTGGGGTGAGTCGCTGGAGAGTGCTCCAGTCGTCACGTCGACCAAGGCCAATGCGGCCAAGTACCTGTTTCGCGTTCCAGAGGCTCTGTGGGCCTCGGTGAAGGGTTTTGGCCTGAGCGATACCGGCGCTGGGTATGAGGTGCTCTGGGGCCGTCAGGGCGTGCTGTACGGGGCTTATCCGGGCTCCAGTGATGGGAAGGCTCCAGCTGGGCAGTACGGCTTTGAAGGCGACCTGGAGGCCATTCCTGAGGCTCCTGAGTGGCTGCTGGCGGAGATGCGGGATGCCGCAGGGAAAGATGTGCAGGATGGCGGCTTCATTAAGAACCGCAAGGCGCTCGATTTCTCGGATCGAGATCCAGCTGAGGTGGCTGAGATTATCCAGTCGGCGTTGATGGTGATTCCGGGGCAGGGCAGTGGCAGCCGGGATCACTGGGTGAAGGTGGGGATGGCGATCCACTCGGAGTTGCCGACTGACCTTGGTTTGACGCTTTGGTCGGCTTGGTCTGCGGAAGACCCCGAATTTTCACAGGATTGGGCGGACGGCAATCCCTGTGAGGAGGTTTGGAAGTCCTTTCGGAAGGGGCCGGTGAGCCTTGGGACGCTGTTCTGGATGGCGGACCAGCAGATGCCGGGGCGGTTGTGGCTTTCGGAGGATCTGCGGAAGGTTGTTGAAACTGCTGAGGGCGATAACGTCACCCGCATTCGGCAGGTCACCATCACCTATGCCGAGGTGATTCGGCGGGCGAAGGAGATCCAGCAGATTCAGAACCCGGCTGAGGCGGCGCACGCCATGAATGTGCTGGCGCTGGAGGCTGGATACCGTGACGCTGGGGCGCTGGAGCGGTTGCTGATCGCCCAGATGCAGTTCGAGCAGCAGGACGATGAGATGGCTATGAGTCGTCTGCTGGAGAAGGATCTGAAGTTTGAGTACCTGATCCCGGATTTGCTGCCCTGCCCAGGCACCGTGATGATCCACGGCGCTGGTGGTGATGGCAAATCCATGTCCGCTTGGACAATTGCCAAGCACGTTGCTCGCGGTATTCCGTTCTCGGTGCGGGGCGATCTCGTTCCAGTGGAAGCTGGGCCGGTGCTGATCTTGAACGGTGATCAGAGCGAGGTGCAGGTCCAACAGCAGCTGCGGGACTTGGAGTTCCAGTCGTCAGATCCGGTGACGGTGGTGATGGGGTGGGATCTGAACTGGTACTACCGCTTCGTCAAGTTGATCGAGAAGCACCGGCCGAAGCTTGTGATCATCGACTCGATCACGGGTTGCAGTAGGGGCTCGGCGTTCGACGAAAACAAGAAGGAGTTTGCGAGCCCGATCTACTGGCTGGCGAACAACAACGGGAGGACCTTCCCGGCCTGCACGATCCTGCTAATCCATCACGCCAACAAGACCGGTGGGTTCCGGGGCTCCACTGCCATCCGGGACGCTGTGGATGAGGTGTGGGGGCTTAGGCGGCCCGATAAGAAGCAGGTCGAGCAGACCGGCTACAACGCCCGTCTCATCACCGTGGAGAAGTCTCGCGCTGGGCGGGATGGTTCCAAGCTGCTGATGAAGCTGGAGAGCGATCTGACGTTCTCGCTGGCGGACTACGTCGAGGAAAACCTGGAAACGGGAAATCCCGCTTCAATCGTGGATCGGGTGCTCCAGCGCCTGAGGGCTGCGCATCCGCGCTCTCTGAGCCGCTCTGACCTGGCTGCGGATGCTTTGTGCGGTGGAAGTGTGGCCGCTATCGGCAAGGCGCTCCAGAGGCTTTCTTCGAGGGGGTTGGTTGAGGTGGTTGGTCAGACCTCCTCAGGTGCCAGACCTTCCAATTTGTACCAGGCTGTTCTCTCGCGTGATATGTGTGTGAAAGTGTGTCCTGAATTAGGAAAACCCAGTGTGGGACTGGGAAGTAAAAAAGGACAGCCCTTAGGCGTGTCCTCTTTTGAGGAGGTAGCTGGAGCAAAAGAGGACAGCCCTACCCCGTGTCCCGATTTGTTTCCCAGTGGTACCAAGGGTTTTGGTGAAAAAGGACAGCTTTTGGAAGGCTCCCCAAGGGATGAACGCTCTCCCGAGGAGCTGAACCGCTTGATGGAGGAAGCCGCACGGCTTTGGGACTGATGGGCATGTTCACCACGCCTAACTTTTTTCTAGGGCTAGTGCGGGTCGCCGCCTGGCTGTTTTGGAGAGATCCCGTGGCTAAGCCTGAACCGCCCCAGCCCAAGCGCCCCAGGAAGCCCACGCTGGGTTACACCGTTGGTGACATCCCGTTCGAGCTGCTGGCGGTGGTGCGTGTCTCCTGGTATCGCAGGGGCATGGCCTACGAGGTGGAGGAGTACAAGATCGAGGAGTCCAAGGATGCCCAAGATCAGTTCCACTACGTGGTGGGTACGGCGCTTAGGCAGGGCGCTGACGTGTGCGTGCTGACCCAGTACGCACCAGAGGAGCTGGGGGTACCGGTGTGATTCCGCCCGTGGTGGTGTTCGGGCTGACGTGGCTGCTGGGAATCCTGGTAGTCACCGTCTACCTGACCCGCATAGCCTGAGCTGGTTCCCGCTCTGCTTCGGCATCGGGCTGCTTTGCCCAGCTTCGGCTGGGCTTTGCTGTATTGGCGGTCTAGCCGTGGCTGCCAATACTTGAAAGGGTTGGCCGGTGGTGGGTCCTCACGCGGTGTCCACCTGGTTCCCGCAGCCGGCCTCTACGGGATCGCCTAGACCCTCAGAGAGTTCTAGACCGCCAGCCTAGTGCTTCAAATCCATTGGTGCGACTGGCTTGCGGTCATTACCTAATACGTTTTATGTAAACCGGAAATCCCGGTTTTTTGAGCTAGCCAGCCGGGTTTGTAACGGAATGCGACAGCTCGGCCTTGCGGTCGGGCTGTTTGTGTGCAACACTAAGGGCACGCCCGGAGAGACGGGCGCCTCTACTACTGAATTACAAAATGGATCAATTTCACACTTCAGTCGAAAACACCAAGCTCAGTCCGTGGTTCTTTGCGGTCAACTGGGGCATCCTCACGCTCCAGCAGAAGATCGCCGATATGGAGGCCGTGGGCCTCAACCCCATCTACGACATCAACCAGCTGGAGAAGCTTCAGGATCTGGAGCAGTTTCTCAAGATGAGCTGGGACCAGTGGCTAGATCGTATGGAGACCAGCAGCACTGCTCAGGAGGTCAAGTGAAGGTACTGAACATTGAGGAGCTGCGATTTGAAGGCGACCATCTCGTTGTCGATGCCCTTGTTGATGACGCTGTGCTGGTCTATCCGCAGACGCAGCTTGATCCGCCCGAGTGGGGGCCTGCCCTGTGCCGAGGCACCCTCTACTTTTCAGATGAAGATTTGATTCCAGCTACCGATGCTCAACTCCGGGCCATGCTCACCGAGCGCGTCGATGACTGGACTCCACTCGACACGTCTGATTGGGACGACTGAAGCCCGCGAGCTTCGCAACGCCAGCGACTATGACGACTGGCACTACGGCACTGAGCCGATTCCTGGTGATACGCACTGGGTCAGAATTCGCACCCTGACCCAGCTTTATCGCCACCTCATCTACGTGTTCGCCACCAGCGACACCATCTCGTCTACTACACTGTCGAAGCTGGCCATCCACGAGATTCTCAAGTTGAGACTCACGGATCTCACCCGGTTACGGCAGCAGGATCCAAACTTTTTTGCATGAAATTTCAATGACTGACGCAGCTTTTAATCTCCAGCAACTGGAAAAGCGCCCGAACTGGTACGAGCACTTGTCTGATGTAGAACGCGCAATGCGCCAAGCAGCGGATGCGTGGGCAGTGCGTCAAGACTATGGATGGGAGGGAGACGAGGGAGGAGAGTGGGGACCGAATCCGCTCCAGCCTGGTGAGAACGTTATGGAAGCGGACTGGTACGACACTTTGGCGCTACCGTTTCCCGAGGAGTTCCAAGCATGTGACTCCTACGTGTACGAGCTGATGGACACCATCGGTAAGTACAAGCACGATCCGGCGCTGATGGCGCACATGGTGGCTCTTCGCGCTGCTGAGTACCTCGGCAATGTCGGATACGACGCCACCATTACGATCCGCTCTCAACTTCGCAATTCACACGTCGTTCAACACGCTGATGACTGAAAACGCAATGGTTCCGTTTTACCGTTCTTACCTTTTGAACGGGCGGACCATTTATCTGGACAAGCTTTCTGAACTGTCTGATTCAGAACTTCACTTGCTTAATGTCGATACGAAAGCTGCTCTTGAAGAAGCGCGGCATGAGTACGAGAACATTGAAAATAAGCAATCTGAAGAAGCTGGTCCTGCTTACCGCAGACTAAAAGTGGCTGGTTATTTCCAAGCTGCTATCAAACTTGAACTCGAAACCAACTGACCGTGAAGCGCTTTTTACTTGCTGCAGCACTTGTTTTTAACGGACCAGCACTGGCACATCACACAGGCCGGGAAGTTACCGCGACCGTCTACCACCCGGAATATCACGGAGAGGTAGCGTATTGCGGAAGGGTGTACCAGCACTGGGGTTTGAGTGCAGCGCATCCTTGGTTGCCTTGCGGCACCAAAGTGCGTGTGTCGCACCAAGGGCGGTCAGTCGTGGTGCCCATTACGGATCGCTGCGATTGCGGCAGCATTGATCTTTCTGCTGGTGCAGCACATCGTTTGGGTGTTCCACTCGATGGAACGGCGACTGTTCGGATTAGTTACTAGATCTACACACTTCTCTTCCTCATGACTGACAACATCTACCCACCCGATCACCTTCTCAGAAAGTGGGAACAACTGATCATCGACGAAGGAGAAAACGTCGATGTTGTCCTATACGAAGCCTTCCAGGCCGGTGCTGATCAGGAGCTGGAGGCGTGCTGCGAAATCTTGCGTGGTGAATTCAACTATCACCACCTTGTCGAGCCACTCCGCGCCGCACGCCGCCCCAAGCCGCCGAGTTTGAAGGAGCAGGCGCTACAAGCGTTGGACCTTTTGAAAGTGGATGCCTCTACTCACGGTCTTGGCTTTAACTCATCTGCCATCCGCCGCGCTCTTGAATCCCTGCCCGATTAGTCAACATTACTTCTATGTCTGAGTTCCCGTTTATCTACTTCTGCAGCCACGCGGGCAAGATCGGCAATTTCCGCTGGGTTAATGCAGACACGCGCTATCCCGCATTCGATAGGCGCTGGCAAGACCCGCTAGCGCAACGCGGTTACTGGGGCCGTTGCGGGCTGGTCAACCCTCCGGGATCTCCAGATAGTTCACCGCCGCTTCCTTAGTCGGACCCCTACTCCTAACGAACTTCTAATTTTCGCCTAATTAGAAGTTGACACACTCCCGCTCTTGCCTACTACACTGCACACGTTCCACCTTATGAACATGTACATCCTTTCTGAAGCTCAGTTTGATCAGGTCATCAAGGCTCTTGATGCTGCTCGCTTTGCTCTTGATACGTGCCAGCACGTTGAACTGGATTTGACCAATCCCAAGCAGACCATCCCGCTGCCTGCTGGCGAACAGATCGTACGGACAAAAGCCGTACGCCAGTCTCAAAGTAAGACTCGTAAGTCCAGCCGCAAGGGCAAGCGTGGCGTGTCGGTGTTGACCGACGTGAAGGTGCTGGAGATCAAGCGCCAGTTGGCTGCAGGCGGGAAGTCGGTGGGCAAGATCGCTAAGGAGTTTGGCGTGCACCCCACCACCATCAACTGCATTAAGTGGAATAAGACCTGGAAGCACGTGCAGCTCCAGCAAGACACTGCTGAGGTTGCCGCGTGATCTTGCCTGACGTGGAGATCCTGTCGCTTGTGCGGCGGGATTTGGTGACGCCTTTTGATCCTGAGCTGGTGAATCCCGCGAGTCTCGATGTGAGACTCGGTGAGAACCTACTGGTGGAAATCCCGACTTCCCCAGAACTGGTGCCCTATTCGATTGCTGGGCATACGAAGGAAAAACCTTTCATGCTCCAGCCGCACGAATTCGTGCTTTCGGAGACGTTGGAGGAGTTCCGGTTGCCCGACTGTATTGCTGGGCAGCTGGCGCTGAAGTCCAGTCGTGCCAGGGAGGGGATTGAGCATCTCCTTGCTGGGTACATCGACCCCGGATACTGCGGGAGGCTAACGCTGGAACTGCAGAACGCGCGGGCGCTGCACCCGGTTGCTCTGTGGCCTGGGATGCGGATTGCGCAGATCGTGTTCCATCGGATGTCGATGCTGCCGGCCAAGGATTACTCCATGACTGGGCGGTATCAAGGGGACAAAGCTGTGCAGGGCTCCAGGGGATGAGCGATCCAGTTAACCACCCATCGCACTACACGACGGGCAAACTCGAGGTCATTGAGGTAATCGAGGACTGGGTGAGGCCCGCTCCAGATGCCGTGGTTGGTGGTCTGCATTGGCAGGTCATCAAGTACGTCAGTCGGGCATGGTTGAAAAAGGATCCTTACGAGGATTTTTGTAAGGCTCGCTGGTATCTAACTCGGTTGATCAACACCTTGGCTACGGAGGCATACCGGGAACAATGAGGCATTGGTGGCGGATTGTCGCCAAGGCCCTGGGAGAGAAGGCGCACCAGCACGACCGGATTGCTGATCAGGTTGCACTGGTGCGTTTTTGTATCTTGGCGGCCTACATGATCACGAACATCTTTATTTGCGCAGGCGTCATCAGGCACTGGAATGGCTGACTATTGCACTCACACATTCAGAAAAGTTGTCTCAACGTACAACTGGTCTAACGGCTCCAGCGTCAGGACCTATCGGTTGCGGTGTAAGTGCTGCGACTTTTGCTGGAGCGTGCATTACGACACGAAGCTCCAGAAAGAGGTGGAGGTGTCCCGCATGTCGGACAATCGGCCCCTCAACAACAAACGCCTGACGCCAGCTGAGGTCAGGACCATCTTGCTTGATCCCAGGAGTGGAGCTGAGCTTGCCAAGGTGTTTGGCGTCAGTCACCAAGCCGTCAATCAGGTCCGGACTGGAAGGGCGTATCGCAGGTTGTGGCCAGAGCTTCCCAGGAAATTTCCAGAGGAGCACTATGCAACACCAGCTCAAAAGGCGGAAAGTAAGCGCCTCAACTGCCAGAACTGCACACACTGGTGGCAGAAAAAATGTGGGCTTGACGTTCCAGAGGCCGGCGGGACGTTTGCCGAGGAGTGTTCTTTTTATCAAGTAGATGACTGATGGCTATCACGATCAACAGCAGGCCGTGCCAGCAGTGCGGCAAACAAACCACCAATCCCGTGATGTGTATGAAGTGCTATCGCTCCAGTGAGGCTGGGTTACTGGAGATTCGCATGGAGCGGATTCGGCAGAGTTACAAGCCCCAGGAGGATGGGGGACCGTGTCGGTGCTGCGTGCACTGGGATAAACGGTGTTTGCTTGGACTTCCCGAGGGTGGGACACTCGCGGCTGCTGAGCTGTGTTCGGCGCGAGAGGTGGAAAGTCTGCTAGAGTAGTAGGGTACAAGTTGCCCTACCAGGCTTGGACTTTCTTCAAGGGATCGAGCATCTCCACACGCTCGACGATGCGACGTTGATCGCGTTTGATTCGGAGACAACGCAGCTCCAGCCAAAGATGGGTGGGATGCGGCTACTGCAGTTGGGTGCCCCAGG